TACGGGAACCACTCCGAAGGGGTCGATTGAATTCTTTGCCCCTTCGATATATAAAGTATTGCTATCTTTTGTGTCAGAATTTGATAATGACGCAATGGAAGAGCTTGCTGTAGGGCATAGCGCATTGACGGCAAGCATGCCGGCGGTAGCGGTAAGAGCGGTAAAAACGGCTGCACCAATTTTAAAAGCCGTACTTCCCGCCGCCCAAATCCACCCGGCAGCCGTTCCTCCTGCCCATACTGATAAGGCAACAACGGCTATTGTCAGGACGATTCTTAATATGTCTTTGCCTACGTCTCCTCCATGGGGAACTGGGCAGGCCCTTACTTCAATAATCTCTCCGGCCTTTGGCTTATGGGTGCCCCATATTTTTTTAGGTATGACTTTACCGTTTACGAAAACTATGGCATGCCGAAGCTTTGTTACATCCGGCTGGGCGTGCAAAACCATATCTTTTACAGTTGCGCCTTCGTTAAACTCAAGCTTCTTCCTTGCGGACTTGAAAGGATGTACAACTGCTGTCATTTTTATCTTTTCAGTCATTTTTATCCTTTAAACGGTATATTCCTTCTATTCGCTTCTTCCATTTCAGGCTGTCGATTCTCTCAATAACTGTATTAATCTTCTTCTCACAATGAATAAATCTACTTTTATCTATCATAAGGCCTAAATGCGTCTGCGTGTCCCCTATCCTAAAAAGAACAATGTCGAGAGCTTGGGGCTTGTCGACTAAATCCCAATTTTGTTTCTGGCGTAAAATAATGTCATGTATAACCCTCCGGGATGCTTTATCGTCTCCGGCGTTTATATAATCGTCGATGAAACTCGGAAGCTCTACCCCTAAGATGTCACGATATGCTAAATATGGTACTGCCCAGCAATCCCACCCGGAATAATCTCTCCCTTTATTCTTGAATTTAACATTCAGGGCTTTTGTTATGAAATCGTTTATTGTCATATTATTCCTTTAAATATTGAGGGAGAGAATTTTAAATAAGGATATTCTTCCCGGGTTAAATCTTCAAACTCTAAGTCTGCTGTAACGGTCATCATATTGTATTTAACATTATTGAGCCTCATCCCGACAAACTGCGCCTCTATGACATCTGGGGTATCCTGCCTGATGACAGCGATAGTTACGCTTGGAGGAGTAGATATTGACCTTATTGCTACTCCGATTTCCCTGGATACGTTGCAAATAGTTAGCTTTGCTGATGGCTGGGAGTCTGATTTTGAATCAGGGAGTTGTATTTGAAAAGGGAATGCTATATATTCAAGGCCGTTAGATGTAATGGCCTCCTTATTGTTAACTACTCTAATATCGTCTTGAAGTGAAGAATGGCTTATTGTAAGAAGGATAAGCGGAAGGTCGCTTTCGTTTGCGAAACAATCTCTTCTAAGTTCATCCGAAATTTGCATTATATATGTACCCAGCTCTTACGATAAATAATATATTTAATATGCGTCTCAGAAACACCGAAACGAGTTGATAAATCTTTTATCCTTATCCCATCTTTTCTTAACTTCCTAATCTCAATAACGTTCCTCTCAGTTAGCTTTGCTTTGGGATTTTCGCTGCCTCTTAGAATATTTGTTGGTTTTAATTTTGTCCAATGGTTAGCTCCTCTCGGTCTTCGTTCTGGGAAAATCCTCGATGGGTTTCTATCTCCGAATAAAGCCCTGCCTTTTTTAACCATATCTTGAGAATTTTCTTTTGGCGTACCTATAAAAAGATGGGCAGGATTACAACATCTTGGATTATCGCATTTATGGCAAACGAGTAACCCTTCTGGTATACTCCCTACAAAAAATTGATACATTAATCTATGCGCTTGATACTGGATATTCTTAAATTGGATTACACCGTACCCACTATGATGAAGACAACCAGTCCATTCCCAGCAAGAATTTTTGTTATTACCTTTGTTGATATACCTAATAACTTTTTCTTTTAGTTCTAACCTTGTCTTTGGTATATCTCTCATTATGGTAGAATCTCCAACTCAAAAGATGCCTGATATAGCCTATCCTCTATATCCTCGGCAGATTTTATGCATTTCCATTCAGGCTTACTTTTGAACCTCATCTCTACTGCTTCCTCAGTAAAAGGATGAATCCAGTTAAATGACAGAGAGCCGTGCTTAATTGTGGTGCGGAAGAAGATATTAAAAGTGGTTAATTGCGCTCCGGAAATTATCATCGAACCTTTTACTGTCTGGGTTATGGATGTAAACCTATTACGTACGGACGCGGGTCCAGAATCCATATCGGTTCTTGCAAAACTATCATCGTCCTTGACTGAAGTATCGGAAGAAAGTCTCGGCGGTAATGTCGATGGCCAGTTGTCCATTAATCTACCCTTTCTATCTTATGTTTAATGATTGCCTTAGCCCGAATGAATTCTTAAGGGCTTTATGTGTCTTGCTCCCTGGATTCTTTACGGATCCGGCTACTGCCTCGTCAATCATAATATTTATTTGCTCCTTATCTCCGATTGTTTGGCTGCTTTGGCTTACAGATGAGCCTTCAGGGGCGTAGATATTTATTTCAATTCCTCTTTCAGAAGCATTGTCAGATTTTACCCCCAAATCCCCATTGCGAGACCTGAATAAAGGCATTATAGCTTCTGTTCCGGCCTCTCCCGCAAGGCCTGTGCCTCCGTTGGCCATAGGAAATAGGGTTGGTCGGGTGATAAGCCCTCCAGTAGCAAATGGAACGAGTCTGCCTCCGGAAAAGATGTTACCGTGGGCAGATGTTGATAAACCAAGAGATTTTAATATACTTGTTGTCCCTATTGATATTGCTTCTGCCAAAGGCCCTGTGACTAAAGTCCTCAATACAATCGTTTCGATATCCTTCAATAATCCTGTTAATACATCGCTAAATTTCTCACCATCAATAATTGCCCTCTCGAATGCTGACTGGAATGTAAAACCTAAATCTTGGGCTGCATTCCGCAAGTTTTTAGAGGCATCTGTACTCTTCTCTAACGTCTCTTTTGCTTTATTTGCCGCGCGCTCATAGGTTTCTTGGCTGATTGCCCCAGAATCAAGTAATTCCTTATATCTTTCCATTTCATCGTTATACTTTTCCTGGGCTGTGCGTAGAGATTCTGTAAGGATTCTTCCCTCTTCTTGCTTCTTATTAAATGCGGTTATGCTACTGGAAAGTCCTGAAAGATTCTTGCCTATATTTGAAGAGCCATCTTTGACGGAATCAGATATAGCATTCCAATTTTTATCGAGATTAACTGCGAGATCAGTCCATCTCTTAGATTGGTCTTCAATATATAGCCTTCCTACCTGGGCTGCTTCTTTAAATTTTAGGTGAAGCATTAAATCTACCTGGGCTGCGTAAGTGCCAATAGCTTCTCCAACAGTCTTGAAGACATCAGCTAATACCATCCATGTATTAACGAATGCCACGATAACAGTTGCAGCTCCTTTACCTGCTATTCTAAAATCTTCTAAGGCTTCTGCTGAACTTCCAATACTCTCAGTGAGGTTGGCCATGGTAGGGATAAATCCAGAGGTAAAGCTGTTTATTAACCCCTGCGTAGAGCTGGCCATGCGCTTCATATTATCATTGAATTTATCGGCTGCTATGGCAGTATCTTTATTTAAGACTACTCCAAATTTAGAAGCTTCATCAGCAAGCTTCTTAATACCGTCTTTACCGGAATTAAGTATGGGGATCATTTCCGAACCACTCCGGCCGAATAATGTTTGTGCTGTGGCTGATTTCTGTACGCCATCGCTCATTTTTGATAAAGCATCTGCTGTATCGAGGAATATATCGTAGTTGCTCCTCAATTTACCATCGTTATCAGTAATGACAACTCCGAGTGATTTGAATACAGCGACGTTCTCTTTTACTCCTTTTGCCCCATCAAAAATAGTATTATTGAACCTCTGGAAGGATGCGCGTAAGTCTTCTATCTTCAATCCTGATAGTTCCGCTGCATATTCAAGGCTGGATAATTGCTCAACGGTCATGCCAAGAGAAGAAGACATTTCTCCAATTTCGTCAGCATGGTCGATGGCCTTCCTAACACTGACGGCAATAGCTGTGCCAGCCGCTATAACGGCAGCTGTTATAGCGGCCACGCTCAGTTTACTTTTAAAAGCTATTCTTTGTAAGTCACGATCGGCTATATAAGCAGCCTTGTCCATTGCGGACGAGAATTGCGCTGTATCGGCACTTAGTAGAACATTAAGACTTCCAAGAGTCCCAAGCACTCCTCCCATTATTTAACCCTTTTCTTTTTCTTTATCCTTGAGGGGAACATTGCTGATAGTTGAGCCTTTGGGTCAACCGGTTCTCCTTTTATTTGTAAATTATAGTAGGCAAGCCATTCGGTAACCTCCGAACTTGATATATCGC